TAACATTTTGTAGTTTTGTCGTTAGTTGTGCATTAGACAAAACTTGATTGCCATTAGGATCGGTATAAGCATTATTACCTGGCAATCTCGGGTCTTTTACGGGACGCGGGTCAGCTTTTACAAGAGGTGGTCTATTTTGTTCTGAGGGTGCGTCTAAATAAGGCCTACCAACCATCAAACCACTCCATACTAAATTGTCCCCACTCCATTTCATTTGTTGAACTAGATCCTTGCGGTTAAAATCAAAGCCACTCTCGTCGCATACTCCGAGTGCCGCAGGATTCTTTATATCAATTAATACATTTTTTCCTTTCCAACGATTAACCCAACTCATTTAAATCTCTCCATAGTCTTCATCCCCACGAATACTTATGTTTACAGATTCCGAATCCGATATCGTTGCAAGATTAAATGATTGCTCATATTCGCCTTTAAATGCGCCAGCTACTTGAGGATTATATTTTAAGGCAAGTTGATAACTCAAACCCCATATCAAAGCCGGATAAAAACGTGAGGGGATCTCCAAGGCGTTATTGTAAAAAGCTCCAGCATCCTGAATCATTTGTTTATAGGAATATTGCAAACAATTATATTGATTAGAAGGCGCAGGCCATAAATTAAGAATAGGCGTGATTTGACGATTCAAATAATAAATACTTGGACGACTTTCTAATCTTTTGTTTGGATAATTCAAATACTCATATCTACTCACATTGCTTATAGGCATATCAAAAATATTATTATTAAAATAAATTTCTTGTATATCGAGCGTCGCTCTACCAGTTTCTCTTATACGATAAGCTCTAGCATCAACAGGAGTAGGAACGTCAAACCATACATTAACTCCTTTTACAAAATCCAATGACAAAAGATTAATCAATGGCAACCAATCAATATTATTTACTGAACTTTCAATAATTAGATTATAAGTACGATCAACATTAGATTGAACGCCCACAAAGTTAATTTGCTGAGTTTTCCCCATCCCATAATCATAGGAAATATTTCCATTTGCAGCATTTTGAGTACAAGCAGTTAGAGGGTCACCATCAAAAGCATCAGCAGCTATACCACCATCGCTACTAGCAGCGACTCCATCTAATTGACGTGTCGATGTTCTAAGATTCGCTTGTATGATATCACTCACTGTAACAGGCAAAGTATATTGCACCCGCGCAGTTACAAGAGGGAGGTAACTAATTTCAAGAGTCCAAAGATTTATACTTTTGTTCATCCACTCTAGAAGCAAAAGATCAATACTTCTTTTAGCTGAATCTAACTTTTGAGGCTCTACAAACTCCCCTAAAATACCTATTCTCTCAAAGGCTTCTCTGATAATAAGCTCAATTTGAATAGATTGAAAATTAAAAGTTCCAGAGGTAGGAAGCATCAAGACATCTCTTTTTAATTATTATTTGTGCCCAAAACCTTTTAATGTCTCAGCCAAGTTAGCTCTTTTTCTAGTTAATGGATTCCGAGAATGCTCGGCTTTTTTTAACTTTTTTTCTGGGATTCTTTGCCCTTCGGGAACTCCTAAGCTTTTATGCAAAGCACCTTTGTGTTCTGGGTTAATAGCTCCTTCAATCCAGTTTTTTCCAGATTTAGCCATTAATTCTCTTTTTGCTCTACTATGTGCCATATTAAATCCTTATATTTGTCTAAAATTTATATCAATACTATTAGCCGCCCCAACAGTATTTTGTAATGCGCATACATCTAATACATTAGATGCTGGAAAAATATGTCTTAAATATCTAGCCATATTTACTGCTGCAAAAATATAAAATCAAAAGTGTCGGTAATAGGGGTTGCAGAGCTATTAATTTTCAATAATACAAAATTAGTTATCTGGATCGAGTTTCCTGTTTGCGAAGTAGTTGCGTTCGTAAAACCCATACATGGAAAAAACTTTGTAGTTTGATTTGCAAATGGAATAAAATTATCTTTAACTTGATCGAGTGTTTGAAAGAATGAATAGTTAATGCCTGAACTAATAGGCAATAGTACCGATGCTGAATAATTGATAAATGATGCAAGGGAGTTGATCACAAGCAAAGGCAAAAACCCAGCTTTTCCGCTTCCTACATTCACTCCGGTAGCATTAGCACTAGTCACAACAGATGTGACTATGTCATAATATTGAGCACCATATACTGTAGTATTATTAGGTCCAGCAATAGATTCGGTTACATACGCGCCATTTTGAAGACCGGTGATTATAAAAGTTATGCCACTTAAATTATTCACAGAAGTGATCGACACCGATCTTATCATCTTATTGGTTATAAAAGAAACTTGGTTGGGAATACCAGAATCAGCTAACGTTCCATTTAACAATAAAGGGATGCCTGTTACTGAATTTTGCAAAGCGCATACAGCAGCTACATCTTGCACAGGCCAAGTTAATTTTGTGAAAGTCGACATCTATCAATCCATTTTTTAACAAAGTATTTGACACACTCCCCCTGTCTTTAGATATGGGGAGTGTGTCAAATACTTCTAATTATATACTGCTAATTAAACTCCAGGTGAACCAAAGACCCCGCGTGGATTAGATACGCCAAAAGAATAACGCTCTGTAGCCTTAGCCATAACGTTATCTGTTGGATAATCGACATAAGTATCAGTCTCAACCGGTGTTCTTTGAAAATGTTTTAACCCATCTTCTGCATCAGTAAGGATAAACCAAGCAGTAGCCGAAGTTAGGTACTGATTAATTTTGTAGCCATCAGGGATATAGTCGTTGTGATACAATGCGTTAATATCATTGTTTGCTACGTCCACACGGAAAGCGGAATTAAGTAACCTAGAGGCGGCGAATTGCAACTCTCTCGGTAAAATCAGTTTTTTAGCCATAGTTTGAGACAAAATCCCGCTTTGCATAGGGAATTTTTGAATCAAAATAATAGCTTGCTCGACTCCTGCTTCACTAAAATCAACGTTTGGGGCAGCTCCAGCAAAGGCATTGGAGAATACACCGCCATCAATTGGGTGAGCAGCAGAACATACAGATTGACCGTCACCGATAGGATAAGCTGCATTAAAAGCATTATTTAATACATTTGCGCCAAGAATATTCTTAGTTACCCTTAAAGAATTTCTAAGTGAAATTGCTTGTTGTGGAAACTGATTTTGATACAAATTATCCTCAACAGCTTCTTTAGTAATCGTAAAACTTAAACCAACTCTTTTATGAATATAGTTAGTCACGATTCTTTGTCCCATACTATCAGTAGCAATAGGTTGACCTTCCATCTTAATATCAGCTGCGCCAAGATACTTCATCTCAACTTCGATTTCCTGATATTTATCTGATTGGTAAGTTTTAAATATCTCTGTCCATTGTTCAGGATATGTTGGATATTGCCCAAAGACCGCCTTTAAACCAGGGCGAAGTAACTGAGCGATTTGTCCGGTATTTATCATAATTTTATACTCTTTCTATAATTAAGCAGCTACTACGCCAAGAGAACCGCCTCTATAAGCATGATTGTTGATTGTGACCATTACATTTAGGAAAGCGGCAGTTGTCGCATCTGCTGCATAACTAATTGGATTACTTAAATTAATGGGATCATTGGTATAACCGATTACTTTTAAAGGTAAGGTAATGACCGTATGTGCTGGATCGTTGGCCGTAAATACTTTAGCTAAATAAGCTCCTGATTGACCGGTACGAATATTACCGGCAGCTGGATTCTGTGGAACTAAGTTTGCACCACCACCGCCGAGTCCGAGTCCAAAGTTTTGACCCATTAAGCCATATGGAAAACGAGCATCATTCAATACGTTTGTCCAAGTCGATACTTGTATATCAAAAACTGCACTTGGATCATCGATGACAAGAGCTTTAATTTTACTACCGGGCATCACTACTGTAGCACCTGGCCAGTAAGGAGCTTTAACAAGTACGCCTGTTGGCAGCATATATTCACAGCCCATGAAGACACCAACGATCGAAACGGCGTTTGTTCCGGCATTACCGTCTGTGTTAAATCCATATCTTGCTATTGTGCCACCACCTTGAGTAGCGATAGCTTGATTCCAAATTACTGGATCTCCTGTAAATATACTGGTTCCGTATGTTGCCACTCCGTCTGCGGGAGCACTTATATAATATGTGTTTGTTTTTTCAGTCCAGCTTCCACCATTGATTGATGAGAGTGGTCTTAAACCGAATGGTGCATTTACGCCATAAGCCATATAAACCTCTTGTTTTAAATTTAAAAAATTATTTTTTTAAATCTTTTAAGGTAGAGATTTAGAGACCGATAAAACGATTTTAAGTTTCGTAGAAACTAAGTAATTGGATAATCTTTTAAGGATAGATTTGATAAACCGATGCAACGTTTTAACGTCTTGCCTGACATGTTCCTTTTATGGAGAAGGAACAACCAAAGATACGATTTTGAGTTTCGTAGAAACTTTAAATTTCTTGTGAATCAAGAATACTAATTATTGATTGTATTAAAATTATTCATTTCGTCAATAGATAATTTATTAGATTTTTTAATTCATCTTTAGCTCGACATTATCATAACTGTAGCCCCGTAAGGTAAAGCAGTTACCAACTCTCCACTAGCATCGACTATAGAAATAACCACAGATCCCAAATTTTTTGTCGTCCAAAAACCATGAGAAACAAAAGGAATTGATCCGCCGTTAGTCCCCAAAGAAATAAAAACCCCATAGTTAATATTAGGCATCGCAGTTGAGAAAGTGATTTGATAAGATCCCGTTAAGTCTATAATTTTAGTGACTCCGTTAGCTGGAACATTAGCCTTGTCCCCTATAACTATAATATTGCTTATATCGGTGAATGTGCACCAAGTCTTCGGAGTAAATGGGTTCTTAAACTGCCCGTATACTGTAATGTTACCCGGTACGACTATATTACCGGCAGTATCAATCGTGACATCATTTAAAATCAAATAACCAGTTCCATTACTGTCAAAAGAAAGACTTCCATCCACTGTATCAGTATACAGATCTAGGCCACTCATCTTAAATTCACCTACTTGAAGAGAGTTTAAGTTAACGACATCCGGCAATAAATTTATGATTGGATCACCTAAAATACCATCGCCATTAGTTATATTAATATTAGTACCCGCTGTTATAGTAGTAGTAGACCATGTTAAGGGCTCTGCACTTTTGATTACCGGTATTCCTGTTGTAATAACATTATTTAAGTTAAAAATGGATGCCGGAAGTTTAAAATCAATTATTGCTCCGGGTGGAACTACATCACCATTAGTTATGTCGATCGAGTTATCTGAGCTAATAGCTTCAAATGCTACAACGCCGTTATATCCACCTCCAAACGGAATAATACGCCATAACCCCGCCGAAGTGGATGAGTCATATAGTTTAAAATCAATAATATCACCAGGATTCAAAGTGTATAAAAAGGTATTATCATTTTTTAGTATGTCAAAGGTATAGATAGAAATATTATTAAATATTACATCTGTGCCATTTGCAGAAAGTGTCGCGTCTGGAAGGGTGATTGTCCACCCATCTTGGTCAGGATCAACCTCGTTAAATCCAGCAGCTACAGTGCCGCCAATGAAAGAGGATGGCCACGACAAAACGATATTATTAGTTAGCGTAATTAACTGATACGATACTTGTGCGGGGTAGACTGTACTACCATTTACTACGGTGTAAGGCATATTTAAAAATTATTTATAGAGGTTAATGGAGCGGCAAACCCTCCTAGATCATTACTAACGCCTCGTAATGACTTTATTTTATTTGCATTCAATTCATTAAATGCCTGTGTTGCTCTTTTGCAGAATACGTCTGGACGCTCCATCAAAATAACATCCTTATAAGAAATATATTTCCTAGATAAA